CTCAGTGCATCCTCTCTTGACAGCAATGTCGGTAAGGGCAAAGTCCTGGTTGAGGAACCAGGACCTAGCACTCTTAGGCTAACGCTGGTGAAGCCCAGCAGAGTGGGAGACCATGAGCTCCGGTCCACTGGACCCACTCTACCTATTGACCGGTGCAAAACACTTACATTTTCATGCAAATATTCCACACGGCCAAAAGGCAAATTAGCACCAAACGGTGGTTGCGGTTCTCAGAACTGCTTCCTTACTGTCGGGTGCCAGTGTGGGCCACTGGATTGAGTTCACAGTGGAAGACGTGCTTCTTTCCCCTGGCACAAAATATAATGCGCCTCTGGAAGGCTAGCGGCCGGACTTTTCTGGTCGCTTACCTTAAAGAGTGTTGCAAAATACTTGTGCTTTGGGTCTCTGGAGAATCCTATGCACCTCTTGCAAGAGGTGTAAGGGTCTCTAGAGCTCGATCTGGGCTTCCCCTCGTACTACCGGCCCGCCTCCGGTGGCTTATCGCGACGAGCCGTCGCAATGGGTCCACCGTTGGATGGGTTGCGTTGCGGGTGACTTTAACCATACTCTCTGTTTACAGAGTGATTGGCTGCAGACCTGACCTGAAGTTGGATCCATAACTGGACCCTTCCAAGGAAAGACTGCCACATTTCTCACCGTAGAAGTGCGTCATGCGATTACCTGTTTGGAGTTTACGTTAAAAGGTATCAAGCCTGCATCTCCTGACCTCTTCTCAGAGGCCGCGGGACCCAATTACCCTCGAGCAACATGGTCAAGTGGACTCGACGCGCTAGCGTTTTGGTGTAACCCATTGCAATGGGTGCACTTCAGCGTAATAGCGGTCCGAACCCGATCTTGGCTTCTGCTGTCTTGGTTGTTGGGAGTAATGCTTTTCAGTGCACCTGTCGTTCCAATACTGGCTGTCATCGGAAGGATGCCGACCAAACTTGGTAGACTAGCTAAGCTTTATGAGGCCGCTGGAAAGGTCAGAGTTGTAGCCATAACTGACTGGTGGACGCAGTGCTTACTGCGCCCGCTTCATCAGTGTATATTCGACGGACTTCGTCTGTTGAATAGTGACTGCACCTTTGATCAAACCGGAGGTCTTAATAGAGTTCGCGAAATCTGCCGAGGGCGGAAGGCGTTCTCCTTTGATCTAACAGCTGCGACGGATAGAATACCCATCGCTCTCCAAGAACAAATCCTTTCAGTTTTAGGACTGTCATGGGCAGCATCTTGGCGCTCTCTCCTTTCGGGGAGGGAGTGGTGGCTGGGCTCGTTACCGATTAAGTATGCCGTCGGGCAACCGATGGGCGCATATTCTTCATGGGCGATGCTTGCGTTGTCACACCACGTGATAATACAAGTGTCGGCCTATCGAGTGGGTTGGAGGCACTTCTTCCCCTACTATGCTGTGCTCGGAGACGACGTCGTCATCTTCGACCAGGTGGTAGCTGAGGAGTACCGAAGATCCATGGCGGACCTTGGTGTCCCTATCAACATGAGCAAGTCGCTCGTGTCTGAGAAAGGATGTCTGGAGTTCGCTAAGCGTTGGTTTCACCCTGACTTGGGGGACTTCAGTCCCCTAGGCCCAGGTTTAATCCTCGTTGCGATACGGAACTTGCGTTTCATACCGCTAGTCGTGAACGAACTAGTTACAAAAAGCTTTGGCTTTCTCCCTTCGCAGATGAAGGATCTCACCGATCTGATGAATCTCCTCAGACGTAAAGTCCGAGTAGACCCTCAGATAGTGAGTTTGCTGGCTCTTGGTCCTACAGGAGGGCTCTGGGGTAGTGGCCAGTTAGCGACTCGCGTCGCAGCCTGGATCGCTGCCTACCACAGAAGCTGTTCTCCTGACTTGCTGAATCTACATGTATATCACGCTTTATGCGCATATACTATAGTGCAAGCACGCCAAGCGGTGGATACCACATCGGCTGCGGAAAAGAGGGTGATCAATGAATGGATCACCTTTCCAATCCTCGGACGAGGGCCAGCAATGGCACTCCTGTCGATGCCACTTATGCTATTGAGCCCGGGGCTTTGGGCCACGCTGAAGCCCCTGACCAAGATAAATATCTCGGTCAGATGGGACTCCAAGGCTTTTGAGGGAGTAGACCCATTCGACATATCCGAGCACGCTGCTCGTAATGCCGCAATGAAGGAGGTGGCTAGTACCTACATAGGTTCTCTCTCGGCCCTTAATTGGACCGACAGAGGTAAAGTGTTAGAGTTCTTCGCCGCGCAGAACTTCATCAGTAATGAAGTTTCACGGACGTTGAAGGAAGGCCTTTATGGGGGAGGAGCCTTGGTCCCTTATCGGACCGGAGGGGCCCTCGCTGTTATCGGTTCAACCGGTCGCAGTGAGCGTTCTGATGGTAGCGCTTACGAGCGTTAACCTGATAACTGACCATTTAGTCTTCCACACTCTTTCCTAAGAGGTGACCCAGTCCAGCCCCCACGTAATGGTTCTCTCCTCGAGAGCCGTTGCGTGGTCGCCCACG